AGTGCGACTACTACGCTTGAAAATTGTGTTGTTTGGGGTAACAGAGTCGGCGCAGCAATTAATAATTTTGCAAATGCAGCAACGCTCACAGTAACGTATAGCGATGTTGAGCAATCGTCTGGAACTTACACTGGAACAGGTAATGTTAACGACGATCCAAATTTCGTTGGGACAGGTGATAACCCATACAGTTTCTCCACTACGAGCGAGTGCATTGATTCTGGTAACGCAGGGGCCACTGATTATCCTTCGACGGACATACTAGGAAATTCTCGTGTAGATGTGACTACTGTCACAAATACTGGCGCAGGAACGCCAGATTATTCCGACATGGGGGCCTATGAATATCAGCCACCGGTCACGGATGTCGATGTGTACGGAGCGATTTTGCTCGGATACTAGGAGATGGCGATGCCAGTTTTGATAGATCTCGGAAATAATTTTGTAGATCATTTTCCCGTATTTGAAACTGACGGTGTGACAAAGAAATCTGGTGAGAGTTCTTTTGTTGTTACCGTTTGGAGAGATGGCGTTGTTGATTCTGTTACAACTGCGATCGCTGAAATCGGTTCCAGTGGGGAGTATGCGCTCACAGTGACACCAGATGCAGTCGGCGAATGGTCTGTTGAGGTCGCCCCAGCATACAATGACGATTTGTGGAGGGCAGATTTCACTGTGAAAAAAGCAGTGATCAACATGACATTTTCTGCGGCCGATGATGCAACGACAGCGCGGTTTGCTGTCTGGGCCGACCGCTTTGGCGAGCGCATTACAGATTTGGATTCTGTTGCTGTCGTAATCTATTCATCGGACGGAACTGTTGTTGTGGATATGGGCACCGATACGAATGACACCTCGGATGGCGTGTTTGAATTCAGCACTGCTTCAGCAAATATTCCTTCTGGGTTGGAATACTACCTGGGCGTAACGGCGACACGTGGCACCGTGTCGTGGTACAGTAATTTAGGATTTGCGAAAGTGTGATTGATATGATCGTCAGCAACCATTTTGTGAACATTAATAGTTCAGGTTCTGCGCCGCCGCCGACCCCGCCGGTTACGCATTTGCGCCCGGATACGACATCGGCCAAAGATTTGCGCCCGAAGGTCACAACTAGCGTTGGAGGGTAGCCATGGCCACAACAATCAAGGTTCGGTGGACAGTCAACGAGCTTGCAAATGTGATGTCGCTTTTCGATACACAGCGTGTTTGGCGTACTGTATCGATTGAAACTCCGAACTGGATAGAAGTGACAACGGCGCTGACACGGGTTGCATTGGTAGCAGGCCAGGTGTCATACCTGTTCGACGATATTTCCGGGGATGCGTCATATTATTACGGTGTCACTTACTACAACACATCAACCACGGCTGAGTCTGCAATGTCGGACCCTGTTCGTGCCGATCTTGCTGGATATGTTTCAGTCGATGATATCCGGGACGAAGGTTTCACCGAGACGATGGTTTCGGATGCAAATGTGATCAAGGGAATTCAACGTGCGACATCAACAATAGACCGGGTGACACGGCAATGGTTTGAGCCCAGAACAAGAACGTTCGTTCTCGATGGGCGGCGAGGGCAAGATTTGCTCATGAACGTTCCGTTGATTGCTGTCACAAGTTTTGGGATTGTCGACAGCAGCGGGGAAGTCGATTCGATCGATTTAACAGAGGTGCTTGTTTACAACCGCCACTTGACACAGGGTCTGTTGAGTCCGGACGACCGTGATAACCCGCGGATTGCGTGGCGCGACATGCTTCCAAGCGAGATGCGATATGCAAGGAATGGAAGCCGAGACTTTGTTCGTGGCCACAGGAACATCCATGTCGGTGGAGTGTTCGGGTATACCGAGCTCGATTCCTCCTCAGTGCCAGCAGAGACAACGCCTGGATCGCAAATCCCTTCTGACTATGGGAACACCCCTGAGCTGATAAAGCTGGCTGCGCTGCTTCTCACGATACGCCACATGTATCCACGTGCAACCGGGGACGGGGACGCATTCATCGCGCGGAATAGAGTGATCGAAGAACGCACACGGGACCAGATGTACAAGCTTGCTGACATTTCAGAATCTGATGCAAGTTATGGGATGACCGGCGACCTGGAAGTTGACAAGATTCTTTCGACGTTCATTTCACCGATGGCAGTTGGGGTGGTTTGATGGGATACCGCGGCAGACTGATCAACAAATTTGTTGCCGTTGTCCGGCTGTTGGATGCTGCTGCAATTGAGTCCGCAGGCGACTTCGATGACGATTTCAGGATTGTAAAGCCAGGGGGCCGCATCGAGCAGGATGCGATTAGGATTCCATGTCAGTTAGACAGGCGTTCTTGGGGGCGTGACTTCATGACTCCTGCCGGGCATGAGATTGAGGCAGATATAATTTTGACGCTTCACTGGCCGGACCTGGTGCGCCTCGGGTTGATTGACACTGATGGTCGGCCGATGATTGCCCAGGGGGATCGCATCGAATCAATTGAGACTGTCGCCGGCGACACCGATGTTGAATTCGAAAATCCTCCAGGAATGTTCATCGTCAACCTTGAACGTGCTGGACACGGCCTTGCGACATTCGGTACACCGCAAACAAATCTACTAATACTGTATTGTGCGTTTGCTGCAAAATCGAAAGCGAGGTCGGTGTGAGTGACAGCGAGAATATGAACCTCGGCCTTGATTTCGATATCGATATTAAAGATTTCGGGAAATCAAAACGGCAGCTAGCCTCACTTACAAACCGGTTGCCTGGTGCGATTTCTCAAGCAATTGCATATGAGGCGACAACGCTTGCCGGTGAAATTCGTCGAGGGATTCGCGCTGGGGCCCCTGGCGGGCAACGGTTTAAAGCGCTTGCGGACTCAACTATAAAAATGAAAGGTGGCAAGTCAAAGCCGCTGATCGAACACGGTGATTTGTTAAACAGTGTTCACTCTGAGAAGGTCGGCCAGGATGCGGATGAAGTTTCATATTTTGTCGGAGTAAACAAACATGTCAAAGCCAAGAACGGGAAAGACATGTGGAACATTGCTGAGATCCATGAATTCGGCACAAAGAAATTCGACATCAGGGTGACACCGAAAATGAGGCGGTTTTTTTACGCGATGGCTCGAGCAAAAATATTCAAGGCACCGTTGAACCCGAAGACGACAATTATTCATCATCCTGGGGTCCCAGCGCGGCCTTTTCTTCGCCCAACGTTTGACAAATGGAAAGGCGGGCTGTCAGCTCGCATTGTGAAGCGTGTGAAAAAAAGACTGAAAATAAAGGGATAACCAATGGCAGTCCCCACGATCACCAGTATTACTCCGTCGAGCGGAAAAACAAACGGCACGAATATCGTTGTGATTGCAGGAACGAACTTCAGGATTCCAACGATTCCTGCCACGGGGTATCTCGGAGGCGATGCACAGCAAACAGTCAAGGTTGAATTCCAAGGTGTGCGTGCGACATGGGCAGAGTCCGCTTCTGACGGGCTGATTTATTGTACCGTGCCAGCATGGACAGGGGCCAGCACATCATTTCCCTTGGCACTCGATGTGCGGGTTTCAAACCTCGATGATGATGGCGATGAAATTACTGGGGAAAATGTCACGAGCTTGGGTGCCTATTCAATAGACCGTCCGGACTTCACAGCAGAGTGTTATCTGACACGGGTTATCAGAGAACTTTTGCAACTATTGAAGCGCCACCTGCTTTCAAATGTTTCAATCAGTCTTGGCCGTGACTATGATCCTGATTCAACAGACTGGGAGCGGCTTCGTGCCGAGGCTCCAAATATCCAACTATTCGGGCCAGCAACACCTATCAATCGGTTCTACAGTATCAACAGGGAAGAATGCATCGAGGACCCGCTGGACGCAGACGGATATTTGCGCAAGAACGTTCCAGTGACACTGGACTTAGATTTCGATGTCAGAGTTTGGGCAACAACACCACTGGAGTCGCAATCGATAAGTCAGGCTTTCCTTCTTCTGTTTCGCGACATTACAACAATAAGCGTTTTGCGCGATCCGTCCGATCCGACATTGGGCTCGTACGAATACGAAATAGAGATACCGTGGACAGGGTTCCCATCGCATAATTCAGACCCGAATTACAGCGATCTGTTTCACTTTGAAAGTCGCCTACTGATCCGAGGCGTGCATATCGACGACGAAGCTGGTACGATTATTGAGCGCGGGTGGATCATAACTGAAAACGACGGAGAACCGAGTCGCGAAATTCAACCCGTGTAATGGAGGAATCGATGGGACTGATCGATATTCAGAATACGAGTAATGAGCCGCTGCATTATAGTCTGCCGCATCAGGACGTCTGCGTGAAAGTTGGACGGTGTATCTGCGACAAAAAGACAGGTGCATGCGCCTCGCTTCATATTCTGGCGCACCAGCGTGCAAGGGGCATTGACCAGGCAGTTCTGTTTGCAAAAAAATTGCGTGATGCAGTGGACGCACAGGACAAGCTCATAGTTTATCCGTCGAAGCATAGCTTTGCGGCGCCAGTGCAGGCAGTGGAAGTACCGAAGCAGGTTCAAAACAACACGGCCGGGAGCCGCAAATCAGCCCGCAAAAAGGGCAACACATTGAAGGAGTAAAGCCATGGCATCGACTGATCTGCTTGGCAGCAAGGTCGTCATTCTCGAAGAAGAACCGCAGATCCCGAGCGTTGCCGCGCTTCCCAGCGCGGTGTTGCTTTGCATTGGAGTCTGCGAACGCGGTCCGATTTCGGACGCGCAGCTCACAACTTCAGAAGACGAATACGAAAAAATCTTTGGAGGGTTCACAGCCAACGCGGAGTGTGCAATTGCCGCGCGTGGATTTTTCAACAATGGCGGTTCGTACATGTGGGTCGTTCGCACGGTTCACTATACGGACTTGACAGACCCGACAGCGCACACCGCGCTGAAAGGGCAAGTCAATCTGCAAAACAGCGGAAGTGTTGCGACTGCTGCGGCCGTCACATCAACAGGAACGCAAAACTTCAATCTTCGTTTTGAGGCATTGCTGACACTGGACATCACAACCGATCTAGGTGGTCCGACGACAGCAACATTGACAGCCGTCGCCGCAGTGCTCACAGCAGCCACTTCACCGACGTACGATTTTTCTGCCGGCGGCGAAACTTTAACGCTGAGCATCGGCGGTGGCCCGACTCAAACGGTGACGTTCCAGACGGCGGATTTCTCAACGCCTGCTGCTGGCACATCCGCCGAGGTTGCGGCTGTCATCAATGCTCAGACCACTGGTCTGCAATGTGATGTTCCAGCGGCCGTGCCCGTGATCACTACTGACCAACGCGGAAGCGGCGCCAGCGTTCAGGTAACAGGTGGAACAGCGAATGCGATTCTCGGTTTCCCGACTTCGCTTACTTCCGGGACTGGCAACGTTGCGAACCTTTCTGCTGTCACAGGCGCCGAGATTGAAGCAGTTGTCGAAGCGGCTGTTGCCGATGTCGATGTTGTTGTGAACGGAACCGGGACGTTGACTTTCCAAACAGCGCTGACGGGAGCTGCAAAGACAATCCAGATTGTCGCCACTTCAGGCCTTGACACTGCGCTCGGGCTCGACAACACAACTCACACCGGTACAGCAGCGAGCCCTGTGAACACACTGCAAGTCGACGGGAAAACATTCGGGGCGTACACTGATGACATCACGATCGGCATCGAGGATGCACCGAGCGGCACGTCGACAGAGTTTACTCTGAAGGTTTACAAAGCCGGCGTTCTTCGCGAAACGTTCCCGAACGTTACGATGGATGACACGCTGACGAATTTCGTCGAGACCATTGTCAACAATGCGAACTACGGTTCGAAGTTTATTGCTGTGACAGACCTTGACGTTGGCCCCGCTCCTGCGACTGAGCGTCCAGTAAATGTTACGAGCTCGGCGATGACCGGTGGCGATGACGGGCTCACCAGCATTGCGGATGCCGACTACACTGGGAATGCATCTGGCCCGACAGGGTTGTATTGCTTTGACCGTGTTACGACCGGTCGAATTCTCATCGTGCCAGGTGTGGCAACAGCAGCAGTTCATCTCGCAATGATGGACTATGCCGAGGTGCACAGGAACGGTTCGATGTTCTGTATCCTCGATTGCCCGGCTGGCTACACCAAGACACAGATCGTGTCGTACGTAAACAGCAACGGAATCCTGGAATACTCCGAGTTCGGCGCAATTTATTGGCCGCAGATCAAAGTGGCAAATCCGAGCACAACGATCTTTGGAGACACAAATGACATCACGGTCGCTCCGAGCGGGTGGATTGCCGGGCTATATGCCCGCAATGATCAACAGCTTGGCGGCGTGTACGAGTCCCCAGCAGGCGTCGGGATAGGCCATGGGTACGGTGTGATTCGTGGCATGCTCGGCGTGGAGGACGACCCCAGCGGGAACAGTCAGCATGAAGTCCTCGACGAGGTTACTCGCGATTATGTTTACCCGAACCGGATCAACCCGATCACAAAGCTGGAAGGGCAGCCCTGGCATATCGACGGCGGGCGCACCACGAAAAGCACGGGGAATTTCCCTAACATTGGCGAGCGCCGCGGTGTCACGTACATCGAGCAAAGCATCAAGGCAGCCTTGGTTGTGTTTAAACACCGCTTCAATAACACCGAAAACAGGAAGCGTGCGAATCGCATGATTACAGCCTTCCTTCTCCGCGAGATGCGGAAGGGCGCTTTCAGGTCCAACGTTCCATCAGAGGCGTTTTTTGTTGATACCAGCGATCAGCTCAACCCGATGATTAACGTGTTTGCGGGCATCATGACAATTCGGATCGGCCTCGCCACAAACAAGCCGAACGAATATATCGTTGTCCTCGTAACCCAAGACACGCGCGCGCTCCAGGAAGAGCTTGCAGTCGCATAAGGAGAGAAGACGATGGGAACCCCAGTGAACTATTTCAAAAAGTTCAAGTTCGTTGTCGAGATTGATGGCGTTCCGCGCGCCGCGTTCACAACGTGTTCTGAACTTCGCATCAATGCCGATCTTGTGGAGCATCGAGAAGGTGGGCGGCTGCATCCCCATAAGGCACCGGGCCTCGTGGTGTTTCCTCCGATCACTTTGTCGCATGGCATCGCTGAAGATCTCGAGCTGTACGACTGGATGAAGGACACTGTTGACGCCGCCGCCGGTACGGGGCTTGTCACACCGGACCTTTATCGAACGATGGAAGTTGTCCAGCAAGATCGCGCAGGCAACGAAGTCGAGAGACACATTTGTTACGATTGCTGGTGTAAAGAGTACTCCACCGGAGACTGGGACAACAATGCCTCCGAGGTCCGCATGGAAGAGGTCGTCATCGAGTGTGACTATTGGGAGCGTGTTCAGAGCTAGTCCATTTTTCCGCAACCACGGGGGTGCCTGAGGGCGGTGCCCCGGCTCCCGTTGGTTTCGGCTTTGCAGTGTAGAACAGACAAACGAAGTAGGAGAAAAAATGCGCAAGGAAACTGTCAGTTTGCCATCCGGCGCCGAGGTTGTTCTTCGGCAATTACTCATGCGAGAAGAAAACATCCTCGCACAATCAGCACGTTCTCGTGGTCGCAACAAAAACAATGTGCTGAACACTGTCCTTGATTCCTGTTTGGTTGAATGGGTCGACGTAGGTCCATACACTGGCGTGAACCCAGGCGACCGGCCTGTCACGAGGTCGTTGTTGATGGGCGACAAATTCGTGTTGATGATCGAGCTCAGGAAGATCACATATCGAGATGGCGAAAAATATCCGATTCATGGCGTTGAGTGCCCGAGTGGTTCATGCCCCCTGTTCGATTACGAGGTAGATCTCGAGACAGATCTTGTGCGCCGGGATTTGGACGAAGAAGATCTTGCCGTTGTTGTTTCTGGCGAGCCGTTTTCCTGTGAAATCGCTGGCAAAAAAATCACCTTTACATTGGCAAGCGGGAAGACAGAAGAGGCATTAGAGAAGCTGGTCAAGCACAACCCTGGAAGAGCGATGTCCTGTGCTTTGCGCTCTCGAATCGTTGATGTAGAGGGCGTCGAACGGCGTGATATTTTGGACTGGCTTGACGGGAACAATGGCCACAGCAAAACGTTTGACGGGCTTGGCGGGCAAGAATGCGAAGATCTGCGCGATGCTTTTGACTTGCATGAGTGCGGGGTCGACACCGAGGTTGCGATTGAATGCCCGCATTGCGGGCGCGAAGAAATGCTTGACCTCCCTTTCGACTCGGGGTTCCTCTTGCCCAGCAAGGGGATCAAGGAGAGGAAGAAGAATCGGCGCCATGGGCAGGGTTGATCGGCATCTATTCTGCCGAGGAAGTCTACAGCATTCGCAAGCTCTTGAGCTGGCAGCCGATTCTTGGAGGAGGGTTTCGAATTAGCTGGAACGAAACGCTCGACTTGTCCCCGGAAGAGGCGCAGTGCCTGATGGAAGATTTTGAAACAGCTCGGCGCGAAGAAGTGCGCGCAATTGTGAAGCTAGCGACTGCAAGAGGCTGAGGAGGTCTGCCGATGGCGATGAATAATTTTGGTGCTGGATTTGTGCTACGGGGAAAAGACCTCGCCTCGAAAGTTGTAAAAAAATTCAGTTCAACGCTTACCAATCTAAAGTCTGTGTTCAAGTCAGTCGGGCTCTCCATGGCGTCCATCGGCGCTGCGGCTGCAAAAATGGGCTCGATGATTGTTGGCGCCCTCGGCAATGCATCGCAAGCGAACAGGTTGTTTTCAGTTGGAGTTGCTGAAGTCTCAACGTTGATTGATTCAGCCGATATGAGCACGAAGCAGATCCGGGATACGACGCTCGGAATGTCGAAAGCATTCGGCACTAGTGCGGCAATTCAAACAAAAGCACTTTACCAGACCATTTCGTCTGGCATTACAGATGCAACAGAGGCAACGAAGCTGCTTAACACGGCAAACCGGCTGGCGGTTGGCGGCATCACAGATGTTGAGACCGGCGTCGACGGTTTGACCAATGTGATGAATGCATATGCAGGGGCGCAGCTCGAAGCAACTGACGTTTCAGATGCTTTCTTCGTCACAATCAAAGCAGGTAAAACAACGGCAGCCGAGCTGGCTAGCAACATCGGTCGTGTTGCTCCAGTGGCAGAAGGAGCCGGGGTTGCATTCGATGATCTGTTGGCGACGATCGGTGCCATCACGACAAAAGGTATCAACACCTCCGAGACGGTGTCTGGACTTTCAGCAGCGCTGGGCAATGTTGCAAAGCCAGCCAAGGATGCCCAGGACGAAGCGAAGCGGCTCGGGATTGAATTCAGCAAGAATGCAATTCGGACAAAAGGCTGGAAAGGGTTCCTGGATTCGATCACAAAATCAGCCGGGTTCAACGCCGACTCGATGGATAAGTTGTTCGGTTCTATTGAGGCTGGGAAAGTCATGACAGCCTTGACAGCAAACGAAGGCGAAAAATTAAATGAAGTTCTCGGGTTGATGAAAAACCGCACTGGGGAAACTGACAAAGCATTCGAAAAGATTTCTGAAACCTATGATCATCAGGTCAAAAAAATGAATGCGCTGAAAGAAGCGATTTCAATAACATTCGGGAAGTCTGTTGAGCGGATATTGTCACCGTTTGTCAGGGCAATAAATGTTGTTTCTTCTGGGTTTTCAAACTTGCTCGATGCCCTTCCGCCAGGGCTAAGAGATATGATTGTTTCCGTCGCCGGCGGAATCGGTGGGATTGCAACGGCGGTGGGTGCATTCGTTGGGCTGTTCGGTGTTATGAACATTCTCGGAATAACGGTGTCGGGGTTGATTGGTTCATTCGTTGCATTTATGGGGATACTCGCGCCGATGGTGTTACTTGTTGCAGGGCTCGGAGTCGGGTTCGTCGCTGCTTCAAAGGCAATGCGAAAAGAAGCTGGGAAAAACCAATCGACCTGGGAGATGGTTTCCGAGAAAATCAAACTTGCCTACAAGGGGATCGTTCAAATCTTTCAAAAGGGAGAGCTCAGTGAAGCGTTCAAAAAGCAGTTGGAAGATGCAAACCAGGGCGGCGTGATCAAGTTTCTAAAGGGGTTCCAGGGGCTCGTCGAAAAAGCAAAGAAGTTTTGGGACGGCCTCATGATTGGATTTGAGATCGGAGTTGCCCAGCTCGGGCCGAACATTCAAAGATTGAAAGATGAATTCGGCGGAATGTTCGACATGTTCGGAGACGATGCCTCCATGGAGACATGGATGGATAGTGGGATCGATGCAGGTGAATCGCTTGCGAGTTTAGGCGGTACTGTCATTGATATTTTCACGGAAGTCGTGAAGGTTGCCAAAGAGATGTCGGCATCATTTGGCGAGGTTACAAGTGAAGATATTACTGCTGGAATCCAAGATACTGTTGCAGCATTTAACGGAATGCTGGAGGCTTTTGAAGCCATCGACATGGTATTGAAACCAATATTCCGTGGGCTGAAGGGTGTCTACAATTTGATCCAACTGATCAGTGCTGCAATCGGGGAGGGGCTCGGGTTTATCTTCTCAGGATTCAATACTGATGCAGGATTCAAAGCGACAAGTGAACAATTCGACGATATGATCAACGCATTCACTGGTGAAGAAACGATGGGCGGCGACAAGGGCAAAGGGCAATCAAAGAGGAAGTCAAAGGCAAGCCTGTCAGATGCTAGGGTAAAGCAGTTGAGATCATTGGCCTCTGACCTCAACAGCGAAAGTGATTTGCTCACGACATCTATTGCAAAAGAAAAAAGCGCTCACAAACGCGAGAAGTTGGATGCTGAGCTGAAGGATACGCTTTCAAAATTGGAGGCTGTCGTAAGCCGTCTTGCAAAAAATGGCGTGAAAGCAAACGTTGCTTTTGAGTCAGTCGCCGACGCTGCAAATGCCCATGCCGAGAACGAGGCTGGCAGGTATGTGGCACCAGAGCTCGCACTCGGAACATAAGGAGAAGCAATGCCGTCCAATTCAACATCGACGCCAAACATGAGAGATATCTTCGGACAGGGATCTCCGATGGGCTCGTTGGATGGAATCAAGGGGTACGTGCGAAACCTTTTGCTATTCGATGACGAGAACACAATCGCACCGGATACGATGCCTTTCTGGTTTAGGCCGGCGCGTGTGAGCGAGCAAATCACTCCACAGTATGACTCTGCGGCGCCGATTGGAATGTCGCATAACTATAAAACGTACAATTCGACCGGGTCAGCGATGTATCGGTTCGAAATCTACTGGAATGCCCTCATGATGCTGAAGGAAATCGGACAATCCAGGAACCAGCAAGCTTCAGAGGGGGCAATAAGCGGGCAAGTAACGCGCGAAGGTAGTGCTAGCGATCTCGCTATGGTGTCGAGGGTTATAGAAGAGGACCGGCGATGGTTGGAGGCGCTGGCTTATCCTTCTCAAACAAATGCGGGGTTGATCGGTTCATCGCCTCCGGCTTGTATATTGGTGATTCCAGGGATCGTAACGATGCGATGCCTTCTAACGAGCTTGTCTTTTGAATTCGAAGACAGCGATGTCCGCGGGTTGATCAAGCAATTGCGCGCAACAACAGTTTGGGAAGAGGCCCCTGAGGGGCGCATCACAATGGAGGACCAGTTGACTGGTGGCTCTTTTAGGACGTGGGGTTGATATGCCTATTTTTCCGAGTAGTCGTTATCGGTTCTGTGTAGAATACGAAGACAGCGACGGGAATTCTCACCTCGATGAACGGGAGCCGTTTCGGTACCAGGATGAACCTGACAATGAATTTCACACAGTGATCGACGGCGACACGTGGTGGGGAATTGCTGCATTGTATTTCCAAGGGATGAGCCGAGCATGCGGAATCTGGTGGCTGCTTTGTGAATACCAGCCGACACCAGTTGTGGACCCGACAATCGCGCTGAAGCCGGGCTCCGTCGTTGTTGTTCCTTCGCTGCGTTTGGTGCGAACACAGGTGTTCAGCAGCGAGCGTCGGAGGTTTCACTAGATGCCGTACCGCAGCCCGCAGATATTCATACAGCCAATCAATGTCGATTATGGCGATGATAAATGGGCTGATACAAACGAGCGAATGATGGAATACATCAGGACTCGCTTGTTGACTTTTGACTTCTCTGATCACAGTAAAAAAATCGACGAGCTGAAGGTTTCATTCCACAACTCAGACCACGAGCTTACAGATTTCCCAGCATTTGTGGTCGGGCAAAAGTTTATGGTCGCATGGGGTTGGCAAGGGGATCTCAGTGAGCCACGCCAAATGATTGTCGCAAGGCGTGAGCCAGGGAACCCGCATGTCGTCTGGCTTAGAGATCCGATGATAATGATTGCGCAGCGCGCGCAGTATTACCATAAGAACAACATTACTGATTCTGAATGGGTGCGTGAAATTGCTGAGGACTGGGGGTACACGGGGCCCCTTGC